CTATTTAACTGTCTAATTTATTAAGAAAAGGAAATATCATGGCATTTACCACTCTCCCCATCGCAGGTGTAGACCTCGTTGATACACAAACCGCAGTAGAATTAGCTGCACAAGGCACTCCTGCACAGTTTGGCCCATTAGGTGTACAAACTTTTGCAAATGATGGTTTGCGTTATGTTTGGGCTATTGCTGGTGCAGCTATTACAGCTTCAACAACAACTTGTTCTATTAACGCTTCAACCTTTGTAGCTACCGCTTCTGCTGGTACTTACACTTCACCTACAACCGCAATGGCTTCTGGCGATTATGGTTGGTTTAGCAAGGCTTCAGTCTAAAAAATTGAAGAATAAGTAGTAACCTAGGGACTTCCTCACAAGGGGAGTCCCTTTTTCTTTTAATAACCCTAACCACTTAGGAGATTTAAATGGCTATCGAGTCAGATGTTAAAAACGCAGACGCAAACCTAGCAGTCACATTCTATAAACGGTCAGTAAAGCAAGATATGGCTTCTGAAGAAGCTGGCAGACCGATTTTTAAGGAATTTGATTTTATAAGAATTATGGTTCCTGGCGATAATTTAAGTGAAATTGACACTTATGCCCAAGAGTCCCATAAACAGCGTTTTCCACGCCATTGGGCGCATTACCAAAACCAAGAGGGTACAAATCAAAACTTTGAAGGTACACCGATTGAACAATGGCCTTTGGTAACCCGAAGTCAAGCAGATGAATTAAGAGGAATTAAGTTTCCTACTGTTGAAGCTGTTGCTAACTGTTCAGACCAACAATTACAGCGTATTGGCATGATTGCAGGGATGTCACCCCATTCTTTCCGTGAAAAAGCCAAGGCTTTTCTTAATTTGGCTACAGATTCAGCCGAAGTAGCACAAAGAGAAGCAGAATTGCAAGCATTAAAAGAAGAAAATGCTAAAATTAAGGCTGAAACAGATGCGAAGCTATCCAAAATGCAGGAACAAATGGAAGCCCTACTTGCTGCTGTTGCGGAAAAAACTCCAAAATCACGCAAACCGAAAGTAGTAGAGGCCTAATATGTCCCAAACGATGTTGCAACTGGTTCAGCAAGTCACAGCAGAACTTAACTTAGCAGTACCTACCTTTGTAGCTGGTAATCAGTCACAAGATGTACAGCAAATCTTGGCGTTAATGAATGGCGCTGGCTATGATTTGGTTAAGGAATACAACTGGCAAGCCCTTCAGGTGCAATATCGTTTCTACACACAGGCAATTAATACAACTGGTGCTACTGTAAATGGTTCTACCACATTGCAAATTGGCCAAGCGATTGATTTAAGTGGTGTTACTACGCAATGGCAGGTAACTGGCACAAACATTAACCAAGACACCAATGTTGTGTCAGTAAACAACACTACAAAACAAATTGTTTTAAGCCAAATGGCTTCAGGTACAGGGTCGGGAGAGATTGTTTTAGCCCAAACCGCTTATTCATTACCTGCTGATTTTGAAACCATTACAGACCGTACTCAATGGGACAAAACTAAGCATTGGGAAGCCCTTGGGCCTGAAACTGCCCAACAATGGCAATGGTTAAAGTCTGGTTATATCTCTACTGGGCCACGCATTAGATGGCGTATTTTGGACAATCAATTCCAAATATGGCCTCCTATGAATACTAATGAGTATTTAGGTTGGGAATACCGCAGTAAAGGTTGGGCAAGGGCAGCTAATGGCGCTATAAAGAATAGCTTTACTGTTGACTCTGATACAACTGTATATGATGACCGTTTAATGGTTATTTATACCAAACTTAAATACTTTCAAGTAAAGTCTTTTGACACTACTGCATTGCAACAAGATTATCAGCGCTATTTAAGCGTTGTAAAAGCTAACGACAAAGGTGCGCCAAACCTATCGTTTGCACCATACCCAAGCAAAGTGCTTATTGGTTATGCCAATATTCCTGATACTGGTTATGGAAGCTAATTATGGCGCAGCCTAAACAAAGAAGTGCTGTAACAGCCTCAGTTTCTAGCCCTATTGGTGGTTGGAACGCTAGGGATTCTATTGCTGAAATGCCACCGCTAGATGCTGTGGTATTAGACAATATGTACCCTACGCCTACTGATGTGCAATTACGACTAGGCTATACCAAGGCTAGTGTATTAACTACAACAACTGGTGTGCGTACTATTTCTAGTATTACTGTTTCTGGAATTACTGCAACCCTTACTACCGCCTTAGCGCATGGCTTGTCTACTGGTGCTACAGTTTCAATTACTGGGGCTACCCCTTCTGGGTTTAATGGCGTTTACACAATAACCGTTACAAGTGCAACTGTTTTTACTTATAAACCTATTGCTGTCCCCGCAGGTAACGCTACTGTAGTCGGTGTTTATGCAATAGGAATAACAACTCCAATTAATTCTTTAATGAATTACGCTGGTACAAGCACTCAAGACCTATTTGCTGCTGCTGGTACAACTATTTATGATGTTTCTGGCCCTGTTGCCGTAGCTTCACACACTATTTCTAATGACAAATTGCAGCACATTAACATTACAACTGCTGGTGGGCATTTTCTAGTAGCTTGTAATGGTCAAGACGCTACTACCTTTTATAACGGTACAGAATGGATTAATAACGCTTCTACCGAAACGCCACAAATAATGCAAACCATTACCCGTGTAGGCACATTGGCAACCGTTACTACTGCTTCTGCACATGGTCTTGTAACAGGCAACCAAATTGTAATAGTAGGGGTTACACCAGCAGCCTATAACGGTACATTTAAAGTTACCGTATTAAACGCTACTCAATTTACCTATGTCATGGCTTCTACGCCAGCTTCTAATGCAACCGCCAACGGTACAGCCTATGCAATAACATCTATTACCAATACTGGTACTGGCGCTTTAGTTACTACTGCTGCTGCCCATAATTTGTATACAGGCAATATTGTTGTGGTAACAGGTGCTACTCCTGCTGCATATAACGGTACTTATGCCATTACAAAGCAAAGTGCTACAACTTTTACCTATGCTTTAACTACTAACCCAGGCGGTGATGCTACCGTTGTAGGAACATATAGCGTTACCCCTGTAACAATGTCTACAATATCCAATGTTGGGACTACAGCTAATGTAACTACAGCTACAGCACATGGCTTGTTAACTGGCAATCAAATTACTGTATCTAGTTGCACTCCCGCAGATTACAACGGTACATTTATTATTACTAGGCTAAACGACACTCAGTTTAGTTATGTAATGGCTACTACCCCTGTAACAGTTGCCACAACGGTTGGTACTTATGTAATAGTTGCCCAAACAATTAGCACCAATGTGCAAACAGGCATTATTGCCAAAGTCACAACCCCTGTAAACCATGATTTAGTAACAGGTGATGTAGTCACAGTTTCAGGATGTGTCCCTGTTGCTTATAACGGCACATACAATGTGATTGTTATTAGTGCTACGCAATTTAGCTACATAATGGCTTCTGCACCTATTACAGGTGCTACCACAGTAGGTACTTACGCTACTTTTCAAGGCACATATAGCATTAATTACGCCATAACTGGTGTAAATAGTAACAAATTTGTTAGTGTCAATTTGTTTAAAAACCGCTTATATTTCACCGAAGAAAATAGCATGAGAGTCTGGTATTTACCAGTTAACTCTATTGCTGGTGTAGCAGAACCCCTTGAATTTGGTGGAATTGCACGCAACGGTGGCTTTATTCAAGCTATGGCTACTTGGACTATTGACGCTGGACAAGGCGCTGATGACTATGCTGTGTTTGTAACCAGTATGGGCGAGGTAATTGTCTATAACGGTACTGACCCTAATGATGCTGCAACATGGGCGCTTAAAGGTGTATGGCAATTAGGCTATGTATTTGCAAGACGCTGCTTTTATAAGTTTTCTGGCGATATTCTATTATTAACCCAAGACGGTTTAGTGCCTTTGGCTTCTGCATTGCAGTCTAGTCGCCTAGACCCTAGGGTTAACCTTACTGACAAGATTTACTACGCTATTTCTCAAGCTGCTACGCTATACGGTATTAACTTTGGTTGGCAAATTAACTACTATGCCAGCCAAAATATGTTAATTATTAATGTGCCATTTAACTATGGTACACAGCAATTTGTAATGAATACCATTTCTAAGGCATGGGCAAGTTTTAGCGACATTAATGCTAATTGTTGGGAATTGTCTAATGACCAAATGTACTTTGGTTCTACAGGCTTTGTAGGTAATTTTTGGAACGCCTATTCAGACAATGGTAGCAACATTAATGCAGAAGCCCAACAAGCATATAGTTACTTTGACGCTAGAGGTCAGTTAAAGCGCTTTACTATGATTCGCCCTATATTTCAAACAGATAATGGAACACCTGGCGTTTTAGTAGGCATAAATGTGGACTTTGCCACTCAAAACGATTTAGGAACTGTGTCATTTAATGCCCAAAACGCACAAATTGGTTCATGGGATAACGCTATTTGGGATGAATCCCAATGGGGTGGCACATTGTCTATTACTAAGTCATGGCAAGGCGTTACAGGTATTGGCTATTCAGGTGGTGTAGCTATGAAGATAGCTTCCCAAGGGATTGATGTACATTGGGCTTCTACAGATTATGTAATGGAAAGAGGGGGTGTTCTCTGAGGCAAGTTGTTACTGCTGACCAAGACCATATGCGTGCTTGGCTGGGTAATAAATTGGGCGAGAAATTGCCAGAGAATACCACTTGTATTGGGCAGGAAAAAGACGGTAATTTAGCAGCAGTAGTAGGGTATTGTGGCTTTCGCACAAAGTCGTGTGTTTGCCACATTGCCTCGGTAGGTAAAAATTGGATGTCCAAAGACTTCTTATGGGCAATCTTTGATTATCCCTTTAATAAACTAGGAGTTAGCGTTATACTTATCACGATTTCCTCTAATAACGAGGATTCATTAAAGTTTAGCCGACACCTTGGTTTTGTAGATAAAGCGTATATCGAAGATGCCCACGAAGATGGGGATTTGGTTATATTAGCAATGAGGCGTGAACAATGTCGTCAATTAGACATTAAAACGACTCTACAAGGAGTTTGACATGGGTGGCAACAACGGAATATTAGGCGGAATTACAAATACATTGTTTGGCAGTCCTCAGACTGTGGCAACGCCAGACTATACAAGTGCAGCGCAGCAAACAACTGCTGCTAATGCTGCCAATAATCGTATTAACCAAGTTACCCCTTATGGTAACTCTACCTATGTTCAAACTGGTACTGACCAGTATGGTAACCCTACTTATACCATGAACACAACGGCTGCACCGTTTGTACAAAATGCTATTAATGCCCAAGGCGGTCAATTAGCAGCTACATACGGTACACCGTTTCAATCACCTACATTTAACAGCGCTGGTGATATGCCAGCAATGAACTATTACGGTTCACGCTTAAACCAACAGCAATTTAACCCTGCTACACAGTTAATTGATTTGCCTAAATACAATGTAAATACGCAAATTGACCAATCTAAATTGCCTTCTTATGGTATTAACCCTGGCGAAACATACGAAGCTGCCATTATGCGTAGGCTTGACCCTGCTTTACAGCGTCAATCACAGGCTTCAGATGCCCAGTTAGCTAATCAAGGTATTGTGCCTGGTACTAGGGCTTATGAAACAGCCAAACAATTATTAGCACAACAACAAAATGATGCAAGAACTAGCGCCATTGTTGGTGGTATGGATACAGGATTACGGGCTAATCAACAAGCATTTGGTCAAGGCGCACAACAAATTGGACTAAACCTTGCTGGTCAAGAACAATCATTTAATCAGCCATTGCGTACCAATGTACAAAATATGTCAGCTAATGAACTTGCGTTTAATCAGCAATATAGAAACCAAGGACTTGGTATGCAAGCGCAAAACCAAGCGTTTACGCAAGAAATGATGAAATACATGACTCCTTTGCAAGTTGCACAAGGGTTAAAAAATCTTTCTACACCTACTTATGCGCCTACAAATACAATACCTGGCACAGACTTTTTAAGCGCAATGGGGCTTACAAATCAATCTCAACAAGCTAACGCCAACGCTACAAATGCAAGAAATAACTCAATGATAAGTGGCTTATTTAATTTGGCTAACGCTGGTTTTAAATACGGAATGAGTTAAGGATAAATATGGCTACTGATTTAACACAATTATTGGCTAATCCAGAACTTGCTGGATTTGAACGCCAGCGCAGAATGGCAGAAATGCTTGTTCAAAGAGGTCAAAAAACCCCACAAGGCCAGATGATTGGCAATATTTATGTTGGCGCTAGTCCTTGGGAATTTTTAGGAAATATGGCCCAACAATATGTTGGCGAAAAAGAACTTAAAGATATTGACAAAAAAGAACTGTCAATGGCCCAAGCATTGCGTCAAAAAGAAATTGCTGATTTAAATAGATTTGCAGAATTGCAATACGGCACTCCTGACCAAATGGTTCAACAAGCTGGGCCAATGATGGATGGTGGAAATATTGCACCGCAAATGGTACAAGGTCAAGCACCCAATCGTATGGCTGCTTATCAACTTGGTATGGAGTCAAGAAATCCATTAGTTAGGTCACAATTAGCAGAAATGCTTAAAGGGCAAAAACTAAGTGAAGGTGATGTTTTCCAACGCTACAA